TTAGCTTGGGACCACAATATACCAGCGATATCAGACCAACTTTATGTATTTGCAAACCAACATAGAGGAATAGCAGAGTGTTATGGTAAAGTAGATTATATAGTAATTGATTCACCAATTATGTTTTCTACAATTTATCATAGATATTATACAAAAGGATATCCTGCTGAATTTTATGGAGAACCTTTCCATAATTTAGTTATTGATTTACATAGAAAATATGATAGTATCAATATCTTATTAGAACGAGGTGAAACAATACACAATGATGATGAACGATTCCAAGATTATCAGCAATCACTAGAAATTGATAAATTGTGTAAAAAAATATTAGAAGAAAATAACATTCCTTACCATACAATCAAAGTTGATGGTAAATCAGTAAAAAAAATTATGAAATTATTAGGAAATACCAAATAAATTTCGTATATTTGTAAACAAATAAAAATAGATAAAATGGCAAACTTACAAGAAATAGCAAAAAAGTTTAGAATCTCAGATAATTTTCTAAATTCAAAAGAAGATGGGTTACTAATAGTAGCATCATCATTACAAGACATTATAGGAGAAATGAACTCTGGCCAAGTTGACAGAAACAAGAAAGAATCTCTAATAGAAAAATTAGAAAGATTAGCATCATTTTGTAAAGAAGTAAAAAACTCTTCATTCTAAAATGGCATTTTTCGAGGATAATAACACAACCAAGAAGGTAAACAACTCTCTATGGGTAGAGAAGTATAGACCTTCTAAACTAACAGAATATGTTGGTAATGAACATTTAAAGGATAAGGTAAAGGATTATCTTGAAAGTGGGGAAATCCCTCATCTTTTATTCTTCGGTAAAGCAGGTACAGGTAAAACAACCTTAGCAAAGTTAATTGTAAATTCAATTGATTGTGACCATATAATCATAAATGCATCTGATGAAAATAATGTAGATACAGTTAGAAACAAAGTAAAAGGTTTTGCTTCAACTGTTGGTTTCAAAGATATGAAAATAATCATACTTGATGAGTTTGATTATATGACACCAAATGCACAAGCAATCCTAAGAAACTTGATGGAAACATTTTCAAGACATTGTAGATTCATTCTAACTTGTAACTATGTTGAGAAAGTAATCTCACCAATTAGAAGTAGAACACAAGAATTTCAGATTGTACCTCCAACTAAAAAAGATGTTGCAATCCAAATCTCACAGATTTTAGCTAAAGAAAATGTTGTATTTCAACCAAAAGACCTTGTACCTATCATTGATTCTTCATACCCTGATATTAGAAAGATTATAAACACTTGTCAGTTAAATTCATCCAAGGGAAAATTAAAACTCGATACAACCTCTGTAATTGATTCAGATTTAAAATCAAAGGTAGTGGAGATTCTTAAAGGAAATGATTCCAAACCTAACAAGTGGAAGAATATTAGACAAGCAGTTGCTGATTCTCGTACACAAGATTTTACAGAACTATATACATTCTTATATGAAAAGGTAGGTGAGTATGGTGGTTCAAATACCTCAAACATAATTCTGATTTTATCAGAATCTCAACACAAAGATGCATTAGTAGTAGATAAAGAAATTACTTTTATGTCTTGTATAATTCAAATAGTAGGAATAATTTAAAAACAAAAAAATGAAAAAACACCTTATAACATTATACAGCCTTATTAAAATCTACTTATTTCAAATTTTATTAATTTTACTTGGAATCCTTATGTTCTCCTGTGAAAAAGATAATGAATTGGAAGTTATACAAGATGAACCCACTGTCAAACTTTTATTTGTTGCAAATGAAGGAAACTTCGGTGAATCAAATGGTTCAATATCAGTAATAAATGACGAAGGAGTGGTTAACACAATTGAGAATGTAGGAGATGTAGTGCAATCATTATTAGTTCACAATGATAAATTATTTGTAATAGTAAATAACTCTCATACAATAAAAGTATTTAATATATTTGAAGATGGTTTTTTAGAATTAGATTCGGAAATATCAACAAATGAATCATCTCCAAGAGAAATGATTATACTTGAAAATAAACTTTACTTTACTAATTGGAATACAAGTGATGTTAAAATTTTAAACTTATCAACATATACTATTGAATCATCTATAACTTTAGATGGTTTACCAGAATCTATTGTAGAAAACAATGGAGATATCTATGTTGGTATTATGATGAACTCTGATTATAGTGATGCATCAACAGTTGTAAAGATAAACCCAACTACTAATTATGTAACTTCTACATATGAAGTTGGTGATGGACCAACCTCTTTATTAGTAAACGATGATAAGATATATGTTGCAAGAACATTTTATGATTCAAATTGGAATGCTTTTCATGGTACAAGTTTAATAGATTTAAATTTAGATGATTCTGTAAGTATAGTAAACTATGGTGCAGGAACAGTTTGTGGAGGTTCAGTTCATTCTTTTAAAGGAAACCCTTATAGAAGTTTTGAAGGTGGTGTTGCCTCATTAAAATCAGATTTAACTATAAATGAAAGTACTTTAATAGGAAACTATGAAGCACAGAACGTTTATTCAGTAGAAACCATTGGAGATAAAGTTTATGTTGGAACTTACGATGGGTATGTAAAAATTCTATCTGAAGATAATATAGAAATTTCAAGTTACAAAGTAGGAAGTTTTCCTGGTGATTTTGAAGTATGGGAAAAATAGTAAAATTATTTGTATAATTCAAATTTTTTTCGTATATTTACAATATAAAATATATAAACTATGAAGTACGACCATGATAATCCACTTACTGAAGAAGCATTAGAAATATTAGGAAAAGAAGATTTCGAGTCTTTTCTTGAATATCTTGATGGAATGTCAGAGTATAAGAAAAGAAAAAAAAATCCAAAAATACAAGAACATAAAGAAAAAAAACGAGAAGTTCTTAGAAAAACTGGTATAACAAAAATTAAAACAAATCGTGACCAATGGTTCGATTAAATAAATAAATTATGGCAAAAATAGTAGGAATGAATGATGGTGGTGGACTTCCTCCACGACAACCAAAAGTAGACTTAAAACAAGCTAAAGAAATGGTTTGTACAAGTGATGAATGTGATGGAAGTGTATTCATACAAGGAACTAAATTTCTGAAGTTATCAAAGATAGCAACAGGACAACCTAAAGATGCAATCATACCAGTAGAATTATATCTCTGTGGGGATTGTGGTGAAATAAACTCAGATTTATTACCTGATGAGTTAAAACCAATTATATCATAAAATGCCTAAATCTTTATTTGACCACATAAAAGCAATTACACAATTCCAAGACCCAAAGTATTGGGATAAGCTTGAGGATGGTGATAAGAAAACATGGAGTAATTATATGGTTCATCGTTTTCTTTCTATGAATTCTGATTGGATAGAAGTTCTTTCAGAAATACAACCATATACTCAAACACTAGAACCTAAACAGTTATATCTTGCCTTAATTGGACTAATTCCAAAAGGTAGATATTATTTAAAATATACTAAAGGAAAACGAGAAACTAAATATGAAAGTTTTTTATTAGAACTGATTATTCAAGATTTTCAATGTTCTTCATTAGAAGCGTTTGATTATTGTGAAATCCTTTATTCAACAAAAGAAGGTAGAGAAAATATCAAATATATGTGTGAAAAATATGGTATTGATAAAAAACAAATTACAAAATTAAAATTAAAGGTATGAGTTCAACCTATTGTAAGTTACCTTTTTTACATTTATACTCTCAACCAGATGGTGAATTAAAACCTTGTTGTATTGCAGGAGGTTTTGAAGAATCAGTTAATCTCAAAAAAATGAGTATAGAATCTGCTTTTAACTCACCTCAAATGAAAGAGTTAAGAAAAGATATGATAAATGGTACACGAAACAAAGTTTGTGATGTATGTTATAAAAGAGAAGATAGTACAGGTCATTCCCCAAGAATAGATTTTAATAATAATCCACTTTGGATACAACCAAAATTAGAAGAAGATTATTCAGTTTCTTCTGATTTTCAACACATTGATATTAGATTTTCTAATTTATGTAATTTTAAATGTAGAATGTGTAATCATGATTTCTCATCTAATTGGTATGATGATTTTAAAAAATTAAAACCCAAAGATGGTATTGAAAAAAAATCGAGAGTAATGAAAGTTACTGAAACTATTGTTGAAGATTTAATACCTCATTTAAGTAATATCAAAAGTTTTTATTTTGCTGGTGGAGAACCACTAATAATGCCAGAACATTATAAGATTTTAAGATATCTATATGATACAATGAAACCATATCAAATGTTAATTAATGGAGAGCAAAAGAAAGTAAGAAATTTAGCAATACATTACAATACTAATTTATCAGTTATAAAATATGATGAACAAAGTTTAATTGATTTATGGAGAGGATTTAGTAGAGTTTATTTATCTATATCTTGTGATGGTGTTGGAGAGGTAGGAGAATATCAGAGAACAGGTTTTAATACTAAAAGGTTTGAAGATAATTTAGAAATAATAAAAAAGTATGCAGAACCAAAAGCTGTTTACAAAGGTGGAGTAGGTTTAATGTATGGGTTTCAATATACAACTACTATAATGAATGTATATCATATATTTGATTTTATAGATTATATGTTAGAAAAAAACCACATAACTTCACCAGAACAAATTGATTTCTATTATGCATGGTCTCCACTAGAATTTTCATTATCTCAAATATCAGATGAGGAAAAGAAAAAAATCACAACTTTTATAAATAAAAATAAAGAAAAATATACTGAAAAAACTCAAAATGAACTAAATGGAATCATAGAATTTATGAGTTCAAATATGGTAGTAAATGATGCAGAGGTATCTGAGTTAATGAGATATGATTATATAAAAGGAATTGAAGAATTACAAGGTGGTAACTTTGAAGATATATCTCCTGTAAAAATAACCTCACAATAATTAGGATTTCTCATTTATTTTTCGTATATTTACATAGTAAATAAAACATAAAAGTATGGCAAGAGTAAGTTATTCTCAGTATGGTATGTATAGTTCATGTCAACAACAGTACAAATTAAATTACATTGATAAGTTAGGTATTAGTAATGCTAATATTCATCTTATTTTTGGTTCTGCAATGCATGAGGTGGTTCAACATTTCTTAGATGTAATGTATAATGTATCCAAAAAACAAGCACTCCAACTTCCTCTTGAATCGATGTTAAAAGATAAACTTGTAGAACACTTCAACAAATATAAAGAGAAGATGGGTGAGGATAATC